CATTTTTTATTTCTTTATTCCAGCATTGTCGACAGTCTAGACACTGGCCGCCCTGAGTAGGCGCCGGGCAGCTGGGGCTTCCATCTGTAACAACCGTTGATGAATGCGTCCAGGCGTTGCCTGGGTTACCATCAACCCGCGCAGCAGATAATCTTATAATTAAATTTTCAGGAACATCTTCAGGGGCTGGCAGGTACTGCCGCTCTTGCGTTGGCAGCCAGTGTTTGGTGTTAGGTGTGAGCTTACATACTTCTATAATTTTTTGCATGTGCTCGACTGATTGAAGATCCCCGGCGTCGTGCCATCTAAACCATTTTTGACGTTTAATTTGTGCAGCCATTGCTTCAACCCATAACGGATGGTTGATAGCGTCCAGTCTTCGATACTGGGCCTCCTTGATTGCTGGGTAACGTGTGTAATTATTTTTTAGTGCATAGCAGCCATAGCAAGGTGAAGTCTTAACCTTCCTGAGCTTCGAGCCGGTTTGACAGGCCCAGGCTGGCAAGCTGTAAGATAGGCCAGGCATCTTGCTGGTACGTGTTAATGAGTCTGTTATCTTTCTTGCTTCTTTTACTTTCATAATTTACTCCTTTATTATCCTATACACTATAAACTTTATTCTGTCAAGCTGCTTGCTGCTTGAAGCTTGAGCCTTGATTATTAGCAGGACACTAGGTTGAGGCCGGCGTGCTTTATTTTAATAGCCCGGGCAACAGGCCTAACAAGTTATCACCTGCTAGTGTCCAGCAAATAATGATCTGGCTTGCGGACATTCCGCTGTTGTTTAACGACAAGAGTTTACCCTGTCACCAGATTTTGATCAGTCACTATGCTACGCGGGGGGTTACCGGCCATGTGTTCAGGTAACTTTCGGGAGCTCCTTTACCGCCCACCGTGTTATAGTGTTTATCTCCACAGTCAATAATGACTGATCCCAGAACCCAGTCGCGCAACACAACATTCTCAGATAGAGTTTCTGCTTACCGTTGTGCCTCTATCCACTGAGTTCAGGGATCAGTAGCCCCCTACGACCTAAAAGTACCCAGGGGCTATAATCCTACTTGCTTTTGTAGGTGCAAGTCCCCAGAATATTTATAGTTTTTAAGGTGCGATAAATATCCAAATGAGGCACCATTCGGTTAGAATGGTATAGAGTCCTCCTCTTCAGTATCTATACAACTAATTCTTGTATTGATAACTTCAATTTCTTCAGCTATCTTAACTTGCAATTCTACTAAAGCGAGTTTCTTCGCTTGTAGTATTAATCTTTCATGTATTTGTTCTGTTTTATTTTTTGTAATCATGTCCTAAGTATAATAGGATAATGTGGCAGAATTAAGGCACATACAAAAATAAATATTTTTTATTTTCTTGACATATCCTAAATTATCCTATATAATAGGGGTGGGAGGTCGGGGATATAATATCCAAACCATACACGTATAGGTTGAAAGTTTTTTTATTTTAGGGGTTGACTTTTATTTTAATATAGGATACAATGGGATATGTCTAACGAACAAAAGGAAATAAAAATGAAACCACAAACAAAAAAAATACTTAAAGTTTTATTAAGAAAAGCTAAAGGACTTAACAGACTAGATAAGATAGAGAAAATGGACGAGGGATTATTTGCTTTAAATTTAATTGTTATGAGACAGAAAAGAGATCAAGGTTTAAGTATCTGTTCTTATGAGACAATCGATTTTATAGATAATCTTTTAAAGAAAGCAAAACAATCTAGATTAAATCCTAAAACAGTTTTTAAACAATTAGAATTTAACATTTGACAAGATATATAATATAGGATATATTAGGATATATGTTTAACAAAACAAGAAAGGCACAAATGTCAAAAATAAGAATGAATACAGAGTTGCGAAACAAACTCTTTAATAAAATAAAACATACATTTGAGAATGAGGACACTCAAGAACGAGAGGCATTTCTTCAAGCAAGAGAAGATGTTGATAAACATTATGTTGTTGCACATCAACTTGCAAAAGAAGTTGTTGAGAGAGCATATCCACCAGAAGATGTCGCAACTTTAAGACACTTTAAAAAGAAGTATGGCAATCCTTGTGATGTTGTTGCAAAAGATAAATGTTTTTATTTTGCACACAATGAGGGTGTTGATGATGAGGGCGAACCAACAGAAACAAAATCACACTTTGATTTTGGTTTGTTTGGTAATCTAAATGGTAGTGAGTATGGTAGTGATGAGGGTAAAGAGTTTGCAGTTGCATATTTTAGAGAAGATTTAAAAGCTATGGATTGCAACCCAGATATCTTTGCTCAACAATCCGAGAACAAGGACAACCCACATAAAACAAAACATGTTGAAGCATGTATGAAAGCACTCGGATATAATGGTAGTTATACAAGTCGTGAAGATGAAAATAATGGTATGACTAAAACTTTTAATGATCAATACTATCTTGATGTCATTGGAACTTCTTATTGTCGTTCACGTGCTATCGCATGTACTAAAGATGAGTACACACAATTTGAGGCATGGCGAATTGCAAAAGGCAATTTAGTTTCTAAACACAAAACATGGATTGATACAATTCAAAAACAATGCGATCAATTAAAAATTGGATTAAAAGCATACAGGTATTTATCAGAGGGTATTGAACTTGCAACTGAACTAGGTATTCAAGTTGATGAGGCAGAGTTGATTAGAACCAACTCAACAGGTTTGACTATCTACAATCCAAGCAACCTTGCAAGTATGATTAAAGGTATGAAGAACAAACATCAATCAAGAGAGGCGAAGATATTGGCTAGAAAACAATACGAAGAAAGTATAAATTAAGGGTTGACAATATGGGAGTATTAGTATATACTCCCATATATAACAGAAAGGTAGAAATGCAAGAAAACACTAAATTTAAAATCACATACTATTCTAACAAGGATAAGAAACACATCACAAGAAATGGAACATGGACAGACAAATGCAGATATTGGACTAGTAAAGCAGGTGCAAATCTAATGACTTATTTCGATGATGACGCACAAGGTTATAGAACTGCCAAAGGCAGTTGGAAAGTGAGGTTGTAAAATGCCTAATAAACATTTTTGCCAAGGGCCGAAGTGCCATGAACAAGTTACACAAGATAGATTTTTAAAATCTCGTGGTGTAATTCGTGGGCGATATGCATATTGTGATCGTGATGTTAATAATGGTTGGCGATATGGAAATTCAGATAAATACTTTTGCTCTCAATCTTGTAAGTTAGAGTGGTTAGCAACTAACATGGAAAACATTGAACATGGTAGACCGATAGAGTTTATAACACACAGACGAGAGAGCAAAGGATATACCAAGGTTAAGAATGATGATCGTTGGGGTGGACAATATCGTATTGAAAGGGTTGACAATTGGCAAGCAGTAGAATAAGGGTTGACAACGAATAGATTATAGGATATACTAGGACACATAACAGAAAGAGGTATAATGCAAATAACATATAAAAACAAAACATACACAATACCAAAACCATTTGATCAATGTTACTTTGGTGCAGAGCCTACTAAAGAAATGACAATCTTTAATAGATTCAGCGATGAAACATTTAGCCAGTCAGCAAAGCTACCGGCATTTGCTGTGGCGATCTATGATACAATCATTGGTGCAGAACGTACTGAGGATTATACTACGATGCAAAAAGGTTTGACGTGGTTCCAAAAGAACTTCGTTGATGAATACTACGTTCTGTTAGACTAGTAGCCAAGCGCACACCCTATGCAATCCTTGCATACAAGCATAGGTTGTGCGCCAGGCATCAAGAGAATTTGAAAGCTCAAGGGCGTACATATCTTGCCGATGGCATTTCCCTGGACGTTACCGATGACCCGCAAGGGTAGGGACCTGGAGTTTGCTCGGCTGGGAGTACGTGCACGGAAACCAGCTGGGTTGATATGATAGAGGTACCAGACCGGTTTGGGTTTTTAAATTTTTTTACAAAAAGGTTTTTTTATTTTTATAAAAGGGGTCCCAATAGTTTGTATTTATGCCAGCTTTCATACATTTAAAGCCTTAGAATACTTTTTTACTTTTTAAAAAAATAGTGTAAAAATTTTTTAGAAAATTTTTTTCAAATGAAGATAGATAAAGATAAACTAAAAAACTTCGATAAGTTACCTGCAGATGTGAGAAGACAATTCTCATTACTAGCTAATCAGTATGGTGAAAAGAAAAAGACTGCTGGTATACAAAATAACTTTATGGATTTTGTAAAACATGTTTGGCCTGATTTTATCGAAGGTAAACATCACAAACAAATTGCAGATAAGTTTGATA